AAATGCTATTGCAAAATTGGCGAAGTCTAATGACAGTGGGTTTGGGGCTGATATTTTTATTACTCACGCCCCTTGTATTGAATGTGCCAAACTTATATATCAGTCTGGCATTAATAGTGTTTACTATAGTGAAAACTATAGAGATGATGCTGGGATTGAGTTCCTTAAAAAATCAGGAGTTAACATTGAAAAATTGGACAGTTGAACTACAAGACGACCCCGAAACAGGTGACTTAATATTGCCCTTCCCCGAAGATATGCTTAAAGAAACGGGCTGGAAAGAAGGTGATGAATTAATTTGGACTGATAATAAAAATGGTTCTTGGTCTTTAGCAAAAAAGAGTGTATAATAGTAATATGAATAATAAAGAAAAAGAAATCCTTGACATCACCGGAGAGGAATGTGCAGAAGTAATTGTTGCTATTAGTAAAATTAATCGCTTTGGTTTAGACAATTTTAAACCCGGTAAACCACTTACTAACAGACAACATCTAGCAGAAGAGCTAGGGGATTTACAGGCTATGATTAATCTTTGTATTGATCACAATCTAGTAGACAGAGAAGAAGTGATCATTGCCGCAGACAACAAGATTGCTAAACTAAAACAGTGGTCAAATATTTTTGAAGGTGAAATTAACGTATGAGTAAAATTAAAATTGCAGAACTGTTTTACAGTATTCAAGGTGAAGGACGCTATATGGGTGTCCCGTCTGTGTTTCTACGCACGTTCGGTTGTAACTTTAAATGTTCCGGCTTCGGTATGCCGCAGGGAGAACTAAGCAAAGAAGCAGAAAGTATTGCAATAATTCACGAGCACTTACCGTTTACAAAGTATGAAGACTTGCCGTTAGTTAGTACAGGTTGTGATAGCTATGCCAGTTGGCACCCAGACTTTAAAGATCTATCGCCTATGCTCACTAGTGAAGCTATTGTAGAACGCATTATGGAAATTATTCCACATAACGAATGGAAGGACGAACACTTGGTTATTACAGGCGGCGAGCCCTTGTTGGGTTGGCAACGTGCTTATCCAGACTTACTGAATAATTCTAAGATGAAAGCGTTAAAAGAGATCACATTTGAAACAAATGGTACTCAGAAACTTACACCTGAGTTTAAGAGATACTTGGCTAAATGGAATAGTGAAGTAGGCAAAGAACTTACATTTTCAGTAAGTGCTAAACTTCCAGCAAGTGGCGAGAATTGGTTTGATGCTATTCTCCCAGAAGTTGTTTGTGAATACGAAGAAGTAGGTACAGTCTATCTTAAATTTGTAGTAGCAACAGCAGAAGATATTATCGATGCAGAACACGCTGTTGAAGAATTTAGAGAAGCAGGATTTAAAGGGCACGTTTACTTAATGCCAGTCGGTGGTGTAGAAAGTGTCTATACTCTCAACGCAAGGAATGTTGCACTAGCGGCAATGAAGCGTGGATGGCGGTATAGTGATAGATTGCAGGTGCCGTTGTTTAAAAATGAGTGGGGTACTTAATGTTAACAAAATTTTTCAAACGTCTAATTGGTTTAGACAAAGTAGAGCAACACCTAGCAGAAACACAACTACGTCTTGAAGAGGCTGTAGATAAAACTGCCGAACAAGAACGTGAGGCTGAAAGGGCTAGACAAGAAGCTGAGAAAGCAAAAGAAAACGAAGAAACTGCAAAACTAAGTCCTAAAGAACGTGCTACACATAAAAAAGAACCGTGGGTGGGTGTTCTCAATACACATATTAACAAAGATAACATACGTAATGGCTTTTTTGAGCTTGACTGGAACGAGCAGTTTGTGTTAAAATTAAAGCAAGAAGGATATGGTTTCGACGGCGATAAAGACGAAGAGATTGTAGATCGTTGGTTTCGTGAACTATGTGCTAATGTAGTAGTTGACGGAGATTTTGGCGGCGCTGTTAACACTGGCGTTATTGATATTAATCAAATTAGAAAAAAGAATCTATGACATATATTTTAGTTGATACTGCAAACACTTTCTTTCGTGCTAGGCATGTTATCAACGGTGACGCTGATATCAAACTAGGTATGGCTTTTCATATTACTCTTAATAGTATTAAAAAGGCCTGGCAAGACTTTGGTGGAAGTCATGTGGTGTTTTGTTTAGAAGGTCGAAGCTGGCGTAAAGATCATTACAAGCCTTATAAGGCACAAAGGGCTGCTAGTCGTGCCGCACATACAGAGCGTGAAGCAGAAGAAGAAAAAGTATTTTGGGAAGCATTTGATACCTTTAAAGAATTTGTAACAGAAAAGACAAATTGCACAGTACTACAACATTCACGCCTAGAAGCAGATGATTTAATTGCTGGTTGGATACAGACACATCCGAACGATGATCACGTTATTATTTCGACCGATACAGATTTTGTACAATTAATTGCACCTAATGTACGCCAATTTAACGGTGTTATGGAAACTACTATTACACATGAAGGTATCTTTGATGCAAAAGGTAAGCGGGTTATTGATAAAAAGACTCAAGAGCCAAAAGCCGTTCCAGACCCCCAGTGGTTACTCTTTGAGAAGTGTATGCGAGGCGATACCTCAGACAATGTATTCTCTGCATATCCGGGAGTACGGGAAAAAGGCACAAAGAATAAGGTTGGTCTCCGTGAAGCCTACGGTGATAGAGACTCAAAAGGCTATGCGTGGAACAATCTCATGTTGCAACGTTGGTCCGACCACGAAGGTAAAGAACATCGTGTGCTAGATGATTATGAACGCAATCGTATTTTAATCGATCTCTCTGCACAGCCCGAAGAAATTAAAAACATTATCACAGAAACTATTTCAATAGCAACAACTGCTAATAAAAATATTAGTCAAGTTGGAATTAGATTAATGAAGTTTTGTAATCTTTATGATCTTAAAAAGATTGCTGATCAAGCACAAGCCTATGCTGAGCCATTGAATGCGAGGTATTCAAATGAAATTAAAACTTTGTCCGTATGAAGATGCTTGTGAATCAAAAACTAATGACTGCTGGGAGAACACTATGACAGACTTACACGCTAAACCAATTATAGAAAACAAATTCTGGATTGTTGAACGAGACGGTGAAAAATTTGCCACTCTAAGAAAGAACGAAGATGATAGATTCGTCATGAGTAACGAATTAGGAGTACAAATCTATGATACAAAAGAAAGTCTTACTAGACAATTTGGTAAAAATTTCTTTGTAGCTAAAATTATCAAAGAAGCCAACGATGCATTACCTAATGAAGTTCACGGTTACGCCACAAGTGCCGAGCCTCATAATGCAATGTATGATATAAAAAGAAAGTTACCGTTGTTTACAAAGAGCGGCGATAGCAAGAGTTTGTACTGTGCAGGCTTTTATGTGATACGATTTGATAAAGGATGGGTAAAAAGTTTTTGTCCTAAATTGATAACATTACAAAGATACGAGTATCAAGGTCCGTTTCAATCTGAAATTGAAATGAAACAGGTATTAGCTAATGTCTCAAAATAATATTCCAAATACGTTACCGGGTGTTGAAAAACTTATTCAGCGCATAGCAGTTGCAGAGCGTGGTCAGCAAAAAGATATAAGATTAACAATTCAAGAAGCGAGAGAGCTTACTCAAGAATTAGCTGTGATGACTTCTAGATTAGGAAAAACCGTTCAGGAAATACACTCAATGCTGGCGGAAATACGTGAATCTACTACTAACATTAATGTTAAATTTGATGGTGGCAATTTTAGTTAGACATAAATATATACGTGCTTTATAATAACACGTATAGATATGAGTCGACCTAAACCCAAAGTTATTCTTGAATACACTGACAAGGAAACATACAAAGTTGAGCAAATTCTCAACAGTGATGCCATTTGGGCTGTGTTTTACAAAGATCAACCTTTCAACTTAAAAAGTGGTAGTATGGTTTCTAGTTATCCTGGCCCAAAGTACAAAAAAGTTAGCTTTAGTAATCCGGGACACGCAAGAAATTTAGCCAAGAAACTCAACAAGTTGTTTAAAACCACAGACTTTGCAGTGTTTAAATTAAATGCCGGAGAACGAGTAGACTAAATGGATTTAAAGGATACCTATACTTCGGTATTCCTCAAAGCCGCTGGTCAACCCTTTGACGAGAATATCATAAAAAAATTCCGTAGTACCTGGTGGCAAAATGTCAGAGGTAAAGACTGTGGCGGTTTAAGACTTACAGATCAAGGATTAGAATTTGTAGAAACTTATTCTCAAATCAAAACATATAAAGTCGAAATATTGAAAGAAATTAGTATAACTCCACAAATACTAGTTTGGTTAGATCAATTCATCGAATCGCCATATCATTTAACTAAAAAACATATTGTTGTTTTAAGAGAAAAATCTGCCTTTGAACTGTACTTGTTTTCAGGAGATGTAAGAAAAATGGGTTATGCTAAAGCAATGCATCAAAGACTTAGCCAAGAATCCTGAACAAATTATTTGTTATCTATAAATATTTTTACAATGATCGAATATAATCCGTTAGACATTTTAAAGAAAAGATCACTTCGAGTGATGCCTCCACATTTTGGAAAAATTAAACTTGAAGAAATAGATTTTTTTACAGACGAAGTTGAAAACTGGATTCGAATCAAATTAAAAGGTAGATATGCTGTCGTGAAACTTTCAAGTATAGAAAACGATAGCAAATTGAAATCCGCAATGTTTGCGGGATTTGAAGATCATAAAGAACTGACATATTTTATGTTGGCATGCCCATATCTAAGGAGAAACTAATGGACCAAGAAGTAACAACAACCGCCCCAGAGCAAGAACAACCTCAACAACCGCCAAGTGCTGCCAGTGCTGAACTTAATCTCAGCGATCTAGCTTCCTTGCGTAGTATTCTAGAAGTTGCTAGCAGTCGAGGTGCATTCAAAGCTGCAGAATTAGAAGCAGTAGGTAAGGCTTACAATAAGTTAAATACCTTTCTAGAATCTGTTGCAGCTAAAAAGGAATAATATGAAAAATCTCAAACACGTGGGTAAGATAAAAAACACAGGATCAAAAGTTCTTGTGGTTTTTAGAACGTTACCCGGTGAGTCAAATATGGCATTAGTTGTACAAACATCGCCGTTGCCGGACCAATATCACAATGCAATTATTGATCTTGTGGATCAAGATGTTGCACAGGACGCATGGGAATTCGGAGAAATCCTTTTTACTCGACCATTTCCGGACGGCCGCCCTATGTTACAAGCATTGCAGGCAGATAATCGTTTGATAAAAGTGGCTACTGATACTATTATCATGACACCTACTCCAAATTCAGAGATTTCACTACACGAATTAAATTCATTTATTGCAGAACAAAAAAATTGTGCAATAGATGATTTGTATACGTTTACCAAAGGTGCTCCTGTTAAAAAAGAAACTGCAAAAACAGTTCAGGAACCTACTAATGTAGCTGCCTCAGCCAATGAAGTACTTACTGATCGTGATATAGCTCGCAATTTTAGAAGTCAAGCAGATGCCATGTACAAAGAAGCAGCAAGACTACGGAAACAAGCAGACGATTTAGATCCTCCAGCAAAGAAAGCGGCAAAGGTCAAAGAAGCCGAAAGTGCCTAAACATTTATTTAGGCCGCCCATTCATTTGATTAAGGAATGGCCGGAGGTTTTTGAAGATATGTATATGAATACTATGCCAGTAGCATATTTAAAAAGCGTCCGGTTAGAATTTAACAATGGTAGAATATGGGAAATCGATATTCAAGAGCAGCTCGATAATGCAACTAATGATATTGTTGCTGAAAAACTGTTAGACACATTTCAAGAATATAGAGAAGATATTACCAAAGTAGATTTTTCTATCGACATAAAAAGACTAAAAGAAGATATTACAAAGCAGACTAAGAATATTCTTTAAAATATATGTTGCTTGATTCTATAGCACAATCAAACATAGACTTTTTAAAATTTATAATATTATAATGATTAAAATTATGTTTAATTGTGCTTTCCCATTTTTGTAACATTAATTTTTTTTCTTCTAAGGGTGTATAATACCAATTTTTTAAAGATTGATGGAACTGAGCAAATCGTTTACTATCATCTGCAACATCATCATAGCTTTGATCAATGCCATCGAAGTCAGTTTGAAATCCCCAACTCCTTAGTTTTTTTAAAGTGCCTCTTTGACCTAGTATCATAAAGGGATGCCCTACTAACAAGGGCCTAAATGTTTTTTCTGTAATAAACAATCCGCCGGTTTGATCAAAATGGCTTTCAGTTACCACTGTTAGTTGGCTGCGTTCATATATTTCAAGATTGTTAATTAAGTTTGGTACTTGATTAATTAGGTCGCTGACATCTACTGTTTTAGGATAGTTGGCTGTTAATACAGCTTTGTAATGATTATAATCAACAGTTTGATATATTGGTAGATCAATTGGATGGGTGGCAAACCAAGCTCCTCCGCTAACTAGACCAGTTAATTTATTTTCAGCAAGAAAATATAAATGTTCTGTCCTATGATTTCGATGAGCACGATTTAGACTGTTAAAAGGAAAGCAATGCTCTGTTATCTTAATAGGAGCGTTTGATCGTATACCGTTATTTGAAGTCTTTCCATCCCACTCAATGCCTTCTTGAAATTCGATATATTCTTCTTTAGAATGTTGTTTGCACCATTCTGTATATTGTTGTCTAGCATTTAAATTTCCAGAAACAATAAGAACAGCGTGTTTAGGAAGTCCTAGCAATCGAACAGTATTATGCAGGTGCTCAAATCCATCAAAATTGTTTGAGGTAAAATTATCTCCCTCTACAATTGACAATACTAATATGCGTATTTTTTTAGATTTAGCAGCCTTAATTACTCTGCTTGGTATATTAAGTAGTAAATTAAAAGTTTCAAATTTAGTTTTTGCACACCAAAGACTTGGTATTTTACTAACTTCAACAATATACAATCCCAGCTGTGAGTATTCTGTTGATTGTGCAAATTCAAAGTTAGATTCACTCAGCCGCTTTTTTAATTCTTCTAACGGCCGAACTTGTTTGATGTCTGTAATGTGCGATAGATTAACATCGGTATTGCTATCAAAATAGCAGAGCATTATAATCCCCTTACTAGAATAACTCCGTTATTTCCTGCGTAGACTATTTTATAATTGTTGGCTAAAAGGTACGGAACAACGGCTCCACACTTTCCAGTATACGTTCCGTGATGCTCTACTACAGGAGTATCGTCGCAGATAACAATCGACTGGTCTGACATATAAGGAAGACACCCTATCATTTGATCTAAATGTTCTACTTGACTACTAAGATTAGACCACTCAACATTTCTCTGGGCATAATTTATTTTAATGTTATCTGCATTTGGCCCTGGATTAGACCAATCATAATTGTCAAGGTAAAGAACTTTGATCTTCTTGCCTAATGCGGGCAATACTGTCTTACTCCATTGAGCTCCGCTGACACACACTTGCCAAATTGTACAATCTAAATGTTTCATTCGGTTTCTAGAATCTTCTTGCACATCTACGCTGTAGAAAGGAAGGTCAGTGCCTAATGCTAGTCCATTAAAAAATTCTGTAGAACCTTCGTGTTGATCACTGCCTATTTCTAATATAATGTCAGTGTCTTGATTGTAAGACAACTGAGCTAGATAAGGTTGAGAGTAAAGATGAAAGTTTGCCATTATAAGAATTGACTACGATGCGGGGGTGTTTCGTGTGTGGCATTACTGCCGTAGTAAAACTGAATAAAGTTTTGTCTTGCAATATGTTCTGGACAATTTAAAGGATGAGGATGCCCGTGGATTAATCGTTCGTCGTAATTCCATATGGCCAATCTATTTGGTTTAGGTTCTATTTTAACTAGGCATTCCGTACGATCAAAATCCCAAAACTCTAGATCTCCTCCCCAATTAGCATCCCATTCTTGATTCATATAGAGTATAATGTTAGCACGTCTAGTAAGTCGAATCTGTTCGTTCCAATTAAAATCGTTATGCAATCCTAAACTATCGCCACGAGATATACGAGTTATGCCGCCTCCACGATAGTAAGGATCTGCTATCAGCTTGTCGAGACCAGTGACTTTTTCAATCCATTTAAGAAAATCACTACCTTGAAAACTATAGGCCATCGACTGTATTCTGGGTGTGCTGGTAAAGTTTCTACATTCTTTTCTATAACTAGTACCGTTGCTAAACACTGTCCAATCACTTTCTTGTAGGAAGTCAATTTCAAAACTCAGAGTCTTAAAAAGATCATCTGGTAGAAAATTGTCTATTATTGTATAAGGGACAGGTGATGTTATAGAGTGAGCCTGTGCTAGTACAGCAGGGTCGTACTGCTGATCAATTTCATTAAAGAATTTGTATATTTGACTGTGGCTCAAGATAGTCTCTTAAAAAATTAAAATCTGTGTTGTATGTTAGATTGTCTTTTTTAGACAGCAACTTTTGTTGATTTCTAACTGCTATAGAATGACAATTTTCTACTAGCTCAGCATAGTCATTTGCAGACAAATTTGTAATTCTTTCTATTTCATCAACAATCATATTTAATCGTTTTTGATTATCTGTTTCTGTATCGTAGCTTTCATTAATATAAGGACTAAATGTTTCAAACCCAAGATGGCGTACATCTTCTAAAAAGTATGGCGTAGCAAATACTATAAAAGGCCTAGCGCAGGCGATCGGCTTATTGGTTTTTTCTGTAATGCTGCTGGGTGCTAAGTTTCTAGTATTTCCTTTGTATTCCTTAAATCCTGGAACATAGTAGGATAAATCATAATGAGTTTCGATTAACAAATGGAAATCTGCAGATAGTACACAGTTATAAGTAGCATTGTTCCATTTATTTGTTACAACATCTGCAGGATCATCTAATGTGTAGGGAACTTTAGATAGCCAGTTAGTTACTGTGTCGTTAACTGTAAATCCGTTATTGGCTAGATCTGTTAACATTGTTTCTTGACTATAATATCTAACTTCACCGTAGGGGAAAATATTGTAGAAAGAATAGTTGAAGTCTTTTAGTAAATCTCGTTTAATCATTTCAGAGTAGACTTGCAATCTCCAAGCACGATAATTTCTACTAAGAGAACTAAATTTTTTCTCTGTAGGAAAAAGCCCTTGCGGAATATGTGTTTTACCTAGCAGGTCGTTATAAACTCCTATCGTTATACCAAAAATATTCAGTTCAGTTAATCTATCTTTTAAAAACTTTCTATGAACTTCATCCATAACTATAAGATAGATCTTTTCACTAGGGATGTTCTTTTGTTCTATGATATTTTTTAAATCGTATGCTAAAGTATATGTAAAAGTTTCATTACAGTTTTCATATAAAAATTTAGCAGTAGGTTCTGTTCTTAAATGATCCCATTGAGCATCTTCTAAACAATCTAAAATTTTAATACCTTGATGTAGATCGTAGTAAGCGTGAAAATAGTAAATTGCATCTGTCTCAGGAGTCCAATTTTCTAGAGATACAATCGTCTCTGGGACAACTTTAAGATCGTATAAGCGTCCAGTTTTAGTATACAGCATTAACCTGTCCTTTAATCCAATTGTAAGTGTGTACTAGGCCGTATTCTAAATTTTCATCGGGGCGCCAGCCTAGTAGTTCTTCAATAAGTTTATTATGGCTGGTTCGTCCCATAACGCCCACAGGACCTTCAATGTTTTGAATAGTTAACGATTTTTCTGCAATTTTAGCAATCAACAGAGCAAGATCATTTATACTGATCATACGCTCACTGCCAAGGTTGACCGGTTGATCAATATTGCTAGACATAATCATTTGCAGCCCTTTTAGACATTCTTCGATATAAAGGAAACTGCGTGTCTGTGTTCCAGGACCCCAAATTTCAACTTGGCCGCCATCGAGACATTCTGCAACTTTACGGCACAGTGCTGCGGGTGCTTTTTCTTTGCCGTCATTCCAGGATCCTTGTGGACCAAATACGTTATGCAGTCGGACTACCTTGGCATCTATATTATGATTTTTTCTATGAGCAAAGTACAGTCTTTCGCTGAATAATTTTTCCCAACCATATTCAGTGTCTGGTTCGGCAGGATACACGGTATCTTCACTGCATAACGGATTGTCGGGATCTGTTTGATTGCGCTCAGGATAGACACAGGCGCTGCTGGTATACAGTATCTTCTTTATGCTTTTTTTGCAGGCTTCGTGTACAACGTTCAAATTAATCATTGCTGAATTATGCATAATGTCTGAATCGTGATTGCCAACACCTATATATCCTGTGCCGCCCATATCAGCAGCCAATTGATATATTTCATCAATGTCATTAGTAATTAACTTTTCTACTAATTCTGAGTTTCTTAAATCATAAACATAAAATTCGTCTGCATCTGTCGGAGCATAAAGCGGTCGCTTTATATCGGCACCAATAACATAGTGTCCTTGTTTTTTTAAATCTTTAACTAAGTGATAACCGATAAAGCCGCCAGCTCCACACACTAATATTTTTTTCATTTTATGCTCCATACTTTTCTGTAAATTCTTCTATTTCTTTATTTGGTAATGTATTTAAATGACGTACATTATATTCTACTATTTCTTTTATATCATAACTAAATTTAATCTGTTCATCAATTGTCCATTTTGATATTGTATCAATAATATCAAAAATCATTAGCATACGATTCTCATTGTTAACTTCTAAATCGTACTCTTCATTCCAAAATTGATTAAACGTTTTAAATCCCATGTCTTTGATATGTTGCAAAGTTCCTGCGGCACCTATGATAATAAACGGTTGCATAAATGCAATTGGTTTGTAAGTTTTTTCTGTTATGTGAATATAGTTATCAAAGAAAAAAGTTTCACTAGCAATATTAATTAACGAATTTTCATATAATGTTTCTACTGAAAACTCCGAAGGTTCCATTGGATAGAAATCAAAATTATCTACATCTAATACCAAAGGAAGAACGCTATTTGCAGATTGTACATCTTCGGAACTAATATTAAAAGCTGGCATTCTTTGAGATAGGTAATGAACATTATCTACAAACGATCTATGAGATTCTGGTTGTTCCGCAGCCATACTAATGTAAAACTTATCAAGTAGATTTTTTTTAATCACATTCATAAAAAATAACAAACGATGATCACTGTATCGTCTATTGAAATTAAGGAACAATTTTTTTCTAATTCCGGGCTTGTATTCAGTTACAATATTTTTTTGTATCGTGTCTTTTACATTTGTTCTGTCTAATCTAAAAGTTGGTATATATGCTACCTGTATTTCTGAAGGAATGTTATACTTTGAACAAAAGTCATTGTACACAGCTTGTCCGTTGGCACAATTAGTTGCATATACTATCTGAGAAAGCGGAATCTTTTTAAAGGTAAAATAATTTGTCATTGCTTTAAAAAAGTTATCATTAACATAACTTTCAAATAAAACAGTTATTAAAAAATATCCTTTTTTGTTTTGAATCTTATTAATAATATGATTACTGATTTTGTTATTATCTAAAAATCCATCATTGATATTAAAAACATTTAAAGTATTTCTATAATAGTATGTTGCAAAATTTAACTCGTATAGGAATACTTCATCTGTTAAATCGTAAGCAGGTATAATCTTTCTGTTAGGAACTCTTGTATAAAAATGCGGCGCTTGTACTGCATCGTGCGGATACTCTGAAAACTGTGTTTCTATTGCTGCCTCTGTTAAATCTATAATATTAGGCACACGAGTATTGGTAATAGGACCCCTTGGTCCTATCCATTCGTAAACAAAATTTACTTTCTTATTCATCTTTACAATTATAATAAAAATTAATTAGCTCAGGAAACGTTTCTTCAAAGTTAGTACCACGACGTCGATCGTATTCTGTAAACCAATTATAAAAATCTTTGCGGCCTTCTTTAAGTTTATGATCAAAATAAACTGTGGTCTCCATATATTTTACCACTCGAGAAAACTTATCATATTCTTGTTGGCTAAACTTAGTTGGATCTTCTTCATTCAAATTTTCTTCCATATATTTTAAAGAGCTGTACATATATGGCATAAATTCTTCTTTAGGAAGGATATTCATATCGTATTGCAACGGTTCTTTTAAATGTGGAGTGTCAAAACCAATTCTTCTAAATCTTTGATCTTCTGGTCTATGGTATTTTTTGCGCCATTCTAATAATTTTTCTAATAGACTTTTAAAATTTGTTACTGTTAGAATATTAAAAGTAATCATAAATGTGACTGGAGAAGTTGTTCCTGTCATGTACCGATCAAAATTACGTTCCCATATTTTGAGATCTAGTCCAGTCCTAATATACTCTGCCTGCGTACCCCAAGTATCTAAACTAGTGAACAGTTTAAATTCTCTAATTTTGTTCTCATTAGTTAGCTTGTTAACATAATCAACGAATCTTTCAATAAGAACTGGCTTTGCCCCAAAATTACTGTTTATGTTTAATCCTAATTTAGGAATTGGTTCTTTGTCAAGACTATCTAATAACTTCCAAGTGCTAGATTGCAGTAAAGGTTCGCCACCTGTTATTCTTAAAATATGTAAGGTCTTGCTAACTTCAGGCCACCAACGCCACCAAGCGTCAACGTAGGGATTGTTTTCTTCTTCGTAAATTTTAAACCAATCAATATCATTCCTATGATTTTTAACCATAGTATAAGGACCGTGATCTTTAATTTCTTTATAATAGCTACTGCTGTATTTGGGGTGACAATACCCGCATTTAAAATTACACTCATTACCAAAACTAACTTCTATATATTCTGGATTTATGTTGTGATCATGGCTATTATTTTTAACCTCGTTGTACCTATCGTCTGTGAAAATATTTTCATTGCGATCGTGACGATCTGACTTGTAATCAACACCCAACGCTTCGATATTCCAACAATAAGAACATCCTGTAGGTTTTTCTCCTGCAAGCATTTGTCTGCGTTCTTCTTTTTTTTGATCAGTATTATGCAATGCACTAGGATTAATTTTTATTTCTTCTAGTTTAATTTCGTGAGGAGGAGGATGATAACAACTGTGTGTTTGTCCTAGTTGCAGATAAATCGTAGAATGATGCCATTTTGCAAAACAAAATGTAGGACTTATTTTTTCTAATAAACCTTTTCTATAAAATTTTAATTCTTGTTCATTCATCGAATTTTCTTTTTAACCAATCAAAATCATTAATCTTTTTTAGTGCTTCTATATTATCTTTATTTGCACTACCGTATTCTTTACCAGCAATTGCACCTGCAATAGCTTCTTGTCCAAAAGGTCGATCGGCTCCTACGGTACACCATATATCAAGTCTGTGTAATGTTTCTTCGCTTTTTTGTCTGTCGATAATTTTACTAGACAATTTACAACATTCTCTAAATGCACTTTTCCAAGTGTTAAAGGAATCAGTATTAAAGGCTGTAATATTTGATAAGGCTTTAACTGCTTTAAATTTACTAGATATACTAGTTGTCATATCTGGTTTAGACACATCCATATTTAGAGTCATCGAAGTGGGTAACAATTTAACTCCGCCGTATCCGTATACTAGATCATTGATAGGATTTTTACTACGCCAAACGTGTACAATATCTTTTTCGTAGGTAGATACCTCGTGATTAAAATTAAAACCTTCTACAATTTCAGCATCGCCATCAACTACCCAAAACATACAAGTCTCTGCTAATTTAGCAGCAGCTATGTGAGCCTGATGTATTCCCTTAACTCCGTGTATCCTTTTAGCTCTTGGAAATTTTGATTTTAAATTTTTAAAATTTTCATCAGCAGTTGGTTCGTTATAACTGATAAAAACTATATCGTAAGGACGAAGTTTACTTGCAACAATGTCGTATTGTTTTTTTTCTACTAAAAATCTATGGGTGATTTCTTTTTGACTTAATTCTTTATTTTTAGAAATTAATGATATTCCAGTATACGTTTCTTCACCTCTAAAGCTATTTTTAAAAACATGATTCATATTACGATCTGTAACATTATGATGACTAAAATATAAATCAAATTTAAAATTATCTTCTACCAGTACCTCGTTAGGAATAAACCAAAACATATCAGTAGATGAATTATTTTTTGCTGTTAGATAATCATCGTAAGAATCTATAATAAACTTATCATATGTCTTTGGTCTGCTAGCAATTACGTCTACTTCTTTTTTATTGGTAAAAAATCTGTGATCAAATTCTTTTTTACTTATGGTTGTATTTTTAGAAAATAAACAAAGTCCGTCAAAGTGTTCTGCATTTTTAAAAATATGTGTGATATTCCTGTGAAAATAATCATGGTAAGGAACATAATAATTAAAACTATAATCTACGTCAATGTCATTCCAGATTACCCAGAACATATCAGAATTGGTATTCTTAACTGTTTCTAAATATTCTTCATATGTATTAATGTAAAATTTTTCAAAAGGCTTAGGAACTGATGCTGTTATATCTATTTCTTTTTTGTTGATATAAAATCTATGTTGAAATTCTTTTGAACTTATATTCGAATGTTTAGGAAATAATGTTACACCATCAAAGTATTCTGCATTTTTAAAAACGTGAATATATTGTTCATCCCATTTAGGAACAATATAACTAAAATCAAAATCTTCTAGAATAATTAAGTCATCCCAAACTACCCAAAATAGTTTAGTAAATGATTTTTTAGATATATCTGAAAAAGTTTTTACATTTTCAATTTTTTGACTAGACGGAAATCTATTATTAAAAGACAACCAATCGGATTCATTAATTGAATTTCTGCTTACATAAAAAATATCATAAATCATCTTAGATACGTATTGGTTAGATTAATAGTTTCATTATATAAATCTAAGGTATATTTGCTATGTTTAGCATCCAAATAAGGATACTCAAATCCAATGCCCTGTTTAATACGATACCCTAGATCCTGTATGTCCTGTTCGATGCTTGTATGATTTATATTTTCTTCGTAGATATTTTTTAATATTTCAAAATCTCTAACATCGACATAATTCCAATCAGTGCAATTGGTCATCCATTGGCCTAATCTTGCTCCGTGGATAGCATACAATCCGTTCTCTTCGTGGGCTCCGATTGTTGACCAAATTTTTAATCTATGTAAGTTATGCCACCAAATACGTTCTTTGATCTCGTCGGGAGGAACTTTAACACCATCAAATAGGGTCATCTTTACACCTTCTCGAAATCCTGCACGCCAGGCCTGGAATGGACTACCTGTTATTACAGTTTCACTATAACATTCTTTAAACTGTTGATAACCATTTTCCCAACAAAAATCAACTTGGGCTCGATCACTATCACTAGCTTCGTGTGTTTTCATATTGAGAATAAAATCTTTACGCCAGATCTTTAGGCCGCCATTTCCATATAATAAACCGTTGATTTTATTTCTTGCCAACCAACTGTAAACTTGTATTTCTTTTTTCGTTGGATCAAAATCTATATTAAAAAATCTGTTATCAACAATGTTGTCAGCATCAACTGTTATCACCCAATCTGTTTCTGATTGCCTTGCGGCTTCTTTGTGTGCTTCGTCGCTGCCTTTAACTCCGTGTACTCTTTTTGCCCAAGGAACTTTATTGCACAAATCTGCATAATGCAGATCTGCATTAGGCTCATCATAACTTAAAAATACAACATCAAGTTCTACTGTTTTCATATTTTTTCAAAGACGTAATTTTTAAATATTCTTCTTGTAAAGATACTGAATCTTTTGTCAGCACCTGTGTAAATAAATTCTTTAGGACTCTGTTCTAATTCTTCCAATTTAAAAGAAATTACCTGATATAGATTATGAGGATCGTTATAAGATGTAATTAAAAATTCCATTTCGGTATGGCCATCCCATCGTATCTTTCTGGTCTTTAAAACTGGAGTCATCTCAAAAATTAATTTATTTTCTACTTCATTATATTGTATAACAATATCAGTAGTTTGTACAGTTAAATATTTTTTATCAATAACTCGATGCAATATATCATCTATTTTTGTAAGACTATGTTTTTCAACAATTTCAATACTTTCAGATTCTAGATCAACAAAACAAGAATTCATTCTAACGATTCCGTTTTGAATATCTTCTGCTAAGTCTCTTTCGATTTTTATTTTAAACTTTTTATCATCGGCAGCAGGTGACGGATAAATTCCAACTACTGCGCTAGTCTCTGGATCATATATTGCCCAAAATTCTATTTCGGGAGGAGTATAATTTTGTAACCAGCTATCAAAATCAATTACTTCTTCCATGCTATTTCCTCTAAAATACTAACAACTTCGTCGGTTACAAAACTTTTTTCGTTATAATGAAGAATGTCTTGTTGTTGGTAATTTCCAATTTTTAATTTGCCTTGCAAATCAAAATAAAATCCAACGTGATCGGAAACTGTATCTGCAGGCCAAGGCCAATTCTGTATCATTGGTTTTAAATGTACTACTTTAGGAAATTCTAAATCATAACTAATGTCATCTTGTATGTCTAAAATTTTTGCAGCCAAGGAAAATGCTTCGTCGGTGCCGACTACTTTAGGACGATAGTTTTCTAAAAATCTAGTTTTAAATTCATTAGGGTTTTTTAAAATATATCTGCCTAGAGAAAAGAATTCTTCAGCTAATTTAGAGTCCTTTTTAAAGAATGTATAAAATGAATACAAATTGGGAAGATCGTTATGCACAAATGTTTTTCTATAATAGGAATCTGTTACTGTTTCCCCTCGATATGTATATGACCTATTAGGGATATATAGTTCAGAGTTTTCAATAAAATATTCAACCCAGTGACTATAATCTCTAAAAAACAACATATCTGCATCTAAGCATATGGTCTGATCCCAAGGACTCAGTTTATCCATCCAACTACGACCATCCCAAAAAGTTTCCTGATCCCATTTGATAACTCTATCAAATACCCAAGGACTTTTTAATTTTTTAACAGACTGCACATCGTCAGTTATTAATGCAACTTTGTCAAATCCTTCTCGCTGAGTGTTTTTAATACTTAAAGCCAGAGCATAGGCTAATTTTAAATAATCAACTGAATCATTTTTAGAAATAACAATGAGATATCCAAAAGTCATAATACCTCCAAGAATTCTTTTGCATTTCTAATTATGCTTTGTTTATTCATTACATGAACGTCTGAATCTTTAATAGCTGTAATAACTACGTGATCCTCGGACATACTATCATTTAAGTAAACACGCAATTGATTTTTCTCAACAGAATGAATTAAATCTGTATCTAACAATGTTAGTATTGGAGGAAGATTTTCTCCTCTAGTTTCAAAACCGTTTAACATATGTTTTGCTATACTAAAAGAAATATCATTTCTGTATTGTTTGGGATTAAATCTAAACAAATCTGAAAAATAATTATAATTTGTACGAATGACATCTACTAGATCAAAGAATATTTTAGATTCATTATTTTTAGTAAACATTACTGTAGTAGCCCAATATAGAGGAATCCCAGTCTCAGACACCCAAGAATCTAAAATACCTTTTCTGTCTCCTCTAACATCTTTCATAGCCGGTGATAACATTACACTAGAATCAACATCCCAATACTCGTTCAGTCTATCAGACATTATTAAAAAATCGCTGTCTATTAATAAGGTTTTATCATAAGGAGTAAGATCCCAAACTGATGCTCTATTTGAATTTACAAAAGGAACATTTTTAGAAGTATATCCGTCGTGTAATACACGAGTATTTTGAGTTACTGGTTTTTCAATTTCTATAATTTTATCAAAAATTTCTTGAGAAAGATTATAGATGTCGGAAGTTCGCATCCATTCTACTGTAAATCTATCGGCTATTAAAGATACAGGAACTTGTAAATTTGTTTTTGCAAACTTTGCAGAAACTAAAGACATTAACGCATAATCAACATCTCTGCTATTATGAGCAAATATTAATATTCCTTTTTTCATAAGTCTACTAATTTTTCAACCGTTCTACTTTTTTTAATAATTTCGTACTCGCTCATATATTCGAAGCTAGCTGAAAAATATCTATCAAAAATTTCGTCTCGAAATTTAACTAGATCATCAATGAGTACAGGATTTTCATTACTATCAATTAATGGTATGCCAGAAACTCTTCCTTGATCAATACATAATTGTACAAAAGAAATTAAAGATCTATCAATATGAAAAATGCCGCCGGCATAGCCGTAGGTTAATTTAGCTTCTAATTTTTCTTTTAGAAGTCTTCTTTGTATTGCAAGTGTTTGGCGATACTTTGAAAAATCAAGTGCTTTTTGTAAACGGTCGTCCATATTCATCCTCAGTTATAATAGCATATTATTTATATGCTACTATTATTGAAAGAAAATTATGCTCCGCCTATTGCAGTGATTGTATATGTGGGTCTAGTAATAGAAAATGTTCCAGATGGTACCATCGACCCAGTTGCTCTTCTTTCAGTTACTGTAACTGTTAACGTACCATCAACAACGTCGTCTGGTGGGAACATTGATGTAGTAGCTACTTGAGTTGGCATAGGAGCTATGCCCGGATCAACATAGTTATCAACAAATCTAACTCGAATATACACAGTAGTGGCTGTTCCGGCAGAATTATCTGCAACATCGCACTTAGCATCTAGATGATAACTATTTGCAGAATACGGTGCAGACGAAGATAAAGAATAGAAATTTTGATAAGAATTAGTTAATCTATAAAAATTCTGACCGTTCATTGGACTAAATCCGGCAGTTGGTGTTTGACTGCCAAATGCCTGCATTCCAGCAGCAGTGGTTAAACTAGACCAATCGCTATTTTGAGCTGTAGCAGCACCGCCTGAACGTGATGATTGTATTCTAATTTGACCACCGCTATTAAAAAACCAACGGCATAAATTAGCATTAGCAAAGGTAGCTGTAACTTCACACACAACTAAAGTATTCCATTGTGTAGATCTAGTAGAACTTACCGCACTTTCAGTTAAAAATCTACCAGAACCGATATTAAATCTATTTGTTGAGGCAGTGGTGATTAGTCCGCTATACTGTGTATTATTACTAAAAGAAAGAAGTTGTCCTTCATTAATGTCTGTTATTGTTGGGGCTGCACCGTCTTGATGTGTTCGAGCATTGACAATATCGAATCTAAGCAAATCCCAGTCATTTTGACTAATTTTTTCGTGTGCTGCTTTGTCTACACTCTGTACAGCTTGTCCGTAACCAAAGGTTCCGGTACCATTACCAATAATTGGAATTATAGAAGATCGTAATGAATTATAATCTGTATTTTTAATAACGTCATTAACAGCCATTTTAGTCCTTAGTCATTGTCATAAGACTATTTATACAGGCGTTAAGAACCGGATATTCCAGATATGGAGTAAGCTGGTCTTGTTATAACGAATGGACCAGTTCCTAAAGGTTGTAATGTACCAGATGCCCTTAATTCATCTACTGTAAGAGTTAAAGTACCGTCGACAGTATCTGGGAAAGATGAGCTACCACTACCAGTGTATGTATAGGTATCAGTATATGTGACTCTAAAAGTCAACACAGTGGCGCCACCTATGCTGTTGTCAGCTACGTTCGAAACTACTTCGATTCTATATTGATTTCCTGTGTACGGAGCACTTGTGGTTAAGTTAAAAAATGTTTGATAACTATTTGTTAAATTATAAAAATTTAACCCAGAAGTATTTCCACCAAACGCCACTGTACCAGCAGCATCCATTATGTTTGACCATGAAGAATTTTGTGGACTTGCAGTACCGCCTGTTCTAGAACTTGCGCATCTTATTTTGCTGCCGCTGTTAAAAAAGTGACGGGCTTGATCAGCTGTGGCAAAAGTCACTGTGACTGTTGCTGTAAGACTGGAATTCCATGCTGTGGTTCGAGTAGCTGACGTAGCTGACTCGATAACAAATTGGCCGGTGCCTATATTAAATTTATTTACAATTGCAGTATCTGCCTGAGTGTTATATTGATTGTTAGGATGTCCTGCGCCAAATCTCACAGGTTGCCCTGAAGTGGCAGTAACGATTGTTGG